TTCCATCAGTTGCTCCACATCCACCACCAGCAGTTCCTGCAGTCCCCGATACACCCAATAAAGAACCTGATAAGTTGGTATATCCTCTTCCTGGACCACCATCTCCTCCAGATCCACCAGTTCCACCAGATGTAGAAGTATAATATACACAAACATTACGATAAAGACTTGCTCTACACGCATCATCACTACCTTCACAACACCTCAACCTGTAAGTGCGCTGATAAGTTCCTATATTACAAACTTGGTTTGTTGACGGTAAGCAATATTGATATTCGTCATAATTAGTGCAAGTTCCACCACTTCCATTCGATCCATCAGATCCTTTTTCTCCTCCTCCTCCACCACCATAAATGTTTGCAGTTGACTCAACATTAACTACAAAATTTGAACCAGAAGTATTTGTAATGGAAAGAGCATCTCCACCATAAGAACCCCCAACTATAGCAGTTGTTCCACCAACACCTCCGGCACCATAAATGCCTCCAGACACAGCAATTGTTAAATTATATGCCGTAGAATTAAAGACGGCAGCAGGACTCAAGTAGCTATTAGATCCACAAGTTCCTGTTATATACATCCACATTCTGATATTTGTATTTAAATTTGAATTCCAACTTTGAGAATCAATATCAAAATTAATATCTGTACCAGTTTGTGTGATATAATAATACTTAATTGTATTTCTGAATTGAGAGAGTGCTAGATTGCTTGAAGCAGAAACAGAAGCATTTTCTGTAGCATTAGGAACAATTGGATTTGTATCAGTTATAATAGTATTCCTTCTTAATTCTGATGCACTGATAGAACCAGATCCAGATTCCTTAAAAGTAGATCTTAAAGAACTAAATGAAATTGAACCAGAGGAAAAATATGGACCTGCTTTGGTTACGGTTGCGCTCATTTTTAGTACAGATCAATCCATTGGAATGTTAAACCGCTGTCAGTGCTTCCATAACCTTGATGTTTTTTGGTGGTGCTGTTATAAATGATTGCACCTTCAACCGTATTACCAAGTCCAGTTACTGTTGCTGTAGGAACACTTGGTAGAATAATATATGGATTTTTGGTCGCGGTACTTACTCTTCCAAAATCCATAATAGATCTTGGTATGGAGGTATTGAAACCAACAGCAGAATCTCTTGCTATTCCAAGATTAGATCCATATAGTCTAAGTGAAGCGTTATGAATTTGTGCTTGACCAAAAGTTCCGTCAGAATCAACAAAGAGTGATGTTGTTCCTATACCGACACCTAAAAATAATCCTGTTCCTTGTACATTCAACAGTTCATTATTATAAAAACTTGTAGTGTTAACTCCAATTCTACCAAACAATCCACTAGAAGTTCTAGCATCTAAACCAGCAATTGCATTCGTTGTATTGATACCAATTGAACCAACACCAACTGGAGCAATTAAAAGATTCGTAAGAGTGGTAACTCCTACACTATTGTTTAGATTGATGTTTGTTAAAATAGATGGAAGATTAAAAGTTCCAGCACTTAAGGTTCCAGTGATATTTACATTGCTTCCAAACCAAGCAGTGCTAGTAACAGTGGATGTTCCAACAATATGTAGATTATTTGTTGGATTTGTAATACCAATACCAAATTTACCATCATAAGTCAGTGAAGCTAGTTCAGAATTTGTTTGACCATACAACCAAGCAAATCTACCAGTTCCTACACCAGCAGGGCCAGAGTGTAGGTATGTATTAATATTTCCAGTATCATTATTAATGATGTCAAAAGTCTTTGATACACTTCCAAATCTCAATACTGCAGTGCTTTTACCAACACCAACAGATTGTCCGATGCTAATTCTTGCCTGCGAAGTATCACTAATAACTTCTACAAGAGTTGCATTTGATTTTCTAATTTGAATATCTGATGTTGGTACTGCGGTTCCAAAACCAATTCTTCCAGAATCTAATACTGTAAAAGCAGTTCCACCAATTCCAACATCCAGTTCTGTGAATATAGATGCGATTCCAACAGTTGCAAATCCAACTCCAATTCTAGATGCAGTTACAACACCAACGGTAATATTTGGAGTTCCTGTGAGTGATTGGGCAGTGCTTGCTGTTCCAGTTACATTTCCAACAAAGGTAGTAGCAGTTACAACACCTAATACAAGAGCATCACCAACAACTTGAAGTTTTGATGTTGGATTTGTGGTTCCTATACCGACTAAACCAGTATCTGTTATACGAACTCTTTCTAAAGCATTTGTTGCAAAAATTAATGGGTTTGTTGCAGTTAATCCAATATATCCAGCGTAAGCAGGTCCACCAGTAAATGAAGAACCAAGTTCGCCCAAATTGTTTAATAATCCAATCTGTATATTGGATGCTCCACTATTTCCAAATTGAATAAAAGATGCTCTAGTATTAGTAGAAGGTGAAACTGAAATTATTGGTGATACTGATGTTAATCCATCTCCGGTTATGACAAGAGGTTGTTGTGGATTAGTATCACCAACACCAATATTACCATTAAAATAAGCACCACCAGATACTTGGAGGTTTTGTGATGAAGTTCCTGTTGGTGTTGATGTATTGATTAATGCAATTCCATCATTAACATCAAAGTTAAATTTTTGAATATTAGCATCACTCTCAAAAAATCTTATCTGAGAATCTGCATATAAATCAAGAACACTGACACCACCTACTATTTTTTCAATACTATTAGGAACATCACTGAACCATAATGTCCCAAGTTCTCCTAGTTTTATATCACCATTAACATCAAGTGTATATTGCGGATTTGTGGTCCCTATACCTACATTTGATGTGGTTGAAATACTACCACTTGTTGAATACCATCCATCAACGGCAATTGCATAGATTCCAGTTAACCCAGAAGCACTTCCCGAGAATGATGTTGCAGTAACAACTCCAGAAACTGATACTCCTTGAGTTGCAGTTAGATTTCCAATTGTTGCTACACCCGCATAAAGAGTATTGGTTGTTGTTAGACCAACTACTTTAGCATTACCTCGAACATCTAAGAACTCGGTGGGAATCGTAGTTCCAATTCCCACCAGACCATTAGCGTTTACGATAAAGTTATCATCGTCAACCTGAACACCATTCCTAAGGTTAAATGACTTTCTATAATTTGCCATCTTATATGGTTTTTAGTTATTTATCTGTAAGTTTCTGCTCAAGGTTTTCAACCTTCGCAGAAAGTTCTTTAATTGCTTCAACCAACAGTGGAACAATCTTATGATAGTCAACTGCAAGGTAACCATTATCTCTAGTTGTAACCGCTTCTGGGAGAACCTCAAGAACTTCTTGTGCGATTACACCAACATCATTACCCTCTTTACCAGACTTCTCGTTCCAAGTATAAGTATTACCACTGATTGAGAGAACTTTAGCAAGTGGGTCTTCAATCACAACAATATTATCTTTCAGTCTTTGGTCAGAAGTATAGAATGCTGTAATATCACCAACAACATTCAAGTCTCCACCAATCAGAACACTATCATTAGTTTTTAATTCATTATTGGTATCACAGAAAAGTGAAGCAGATCCAGTATTTGCAGCGTTATAAAGAGCAATATTGCCACCATTATTCAATCGTAGTGCTGTCCCACCACCTCCACCATTAATCGTCAAAATTCCCGTAAGAGTTGTATTACCAGTAACTCCTAAAGTGCTTGAAAGTGTGGTAGCACCACTAACTGCCAATGTGCTTAAAAGTGTAGTAGCACCATCAACATTCAGAGTCGTATCTAAATCTGTTGCACCTTTTACATTTAAAGTAGTTTGTAATGTAGTAGCACCAGTAACTCCTAGGGTTCCACTAACAACTTCATTTCCACCAACATTTAGATTCTTACCAATTCCGACACCACCAGCAACAATCAAATCTCCAGTGGTAGTTGAAGTTGATTGTGTTCCCTGAGTAAGTCTTACACTCTTACTAAATGTTGTTTGTGCTTTGGCTCTAATTTCTTTGTTAAAGGTAACAGGACCATCAAACTGAGAAAGAACAGCACCAGAAACTCCACCCTCAACTAGAAGTCTTTCCTTGATAGTGACTTCATCAAATACAACACTGAGTTTATTTGGATCTTCACCAGTTACAGTTGGATTTGGAATATCATAAGAAGTAACTTCTCCACTTGAAGCAGCAGTCTTCGTATTGCCGTTAAAGAAGTCTCCATTGTTGTTCATACCAGTATAAACAACAACTCCACAAGAACGCTCTTGAGAGTTTGCTAAGAAGTTTTCTTGATCATTTAGAGTCTTGACTTGAACTTGTGGAAGACCTGTGGAGTAGTTGCCAGGACCATAACCAAGATATTCAAAAGTATGACCTGAAGCACGAAGAATAGAAGGTCTGCGGAACTCGATAGCAATTGGATTGATTTTACGAATGAGAGAATTTATATCGTGATTTTCTTGACGAGTTCCAAAAGCACCACGAATTACAGTCGCAGAAGTATCATTACCGCTGCTAATGACTCTCATAATCTCACTATCAATTTGGATATAAGATCCAAGAGGGAGTCTCTTTGCGGTTCCAATTCCAGCGTTACGAACACTAATTGTGGTTCCAGTCGTTAAAGCAGATGTAAGAGTAAATGTATCATCATTATAGAACGATACATTACGAACTCCAAAACTTTCCCCTCTAGTATCAGAAATCGCCTCATTGGAGGACAAACCGTGCTTCAGGACAAAACCATTAGTTACGGAAAGAGATGCATTTGTAACCGCTGTGAAGGTGGTTACACCAATTCTTTCTTCTACAATATAATCACCTACATTATTATTACTAGAGTCGGTAATTCTAAATCTATTTCCAGAAAGTAATCCGTGCGCTGAAGATGTTACAAATGTGGTAATTCCTGTTGCCGCTGTATATGATGTGGATGAAATTCTACTCGAAGGTCCAACTACAAATCCATATTGAGATGAAGTAATTACTGGATCTCCAGCAGTCTTAGCAATAGCAATTTGAGTTGATGAAGGAATAGATGTAATACGATAGTATCCATCTGATGTCGTTCCTGCACCAGTAAATTGAACAACATCCCCAATATTTGTAGAAATGCCAGCAGTTGCTATTGTATATCTTGCATTACCATTTCCCGCACCAATTCTGGTTTGATCAAAATATAATCCTCCTGAACTATATCCAGATCCAGGTGCGGTAACATCTACAGAAACAACAGCATCTCCGGTTACAGTAACCCTTGCTGTTGCACCATTCCAAGTTCCAACTGTTGGATCTGAACTAGTATTTAATAATTTAACATTTTGATAGGTTCCGTTGTTATATGCAGCACCTGCAGTAATTGTTCCGGTAGTAATTCCAGATAGTCCATGAAATCTTCCAAATGTGATTGTTGCGGAACTGGTCGATGAAGATACCGAAGAAATTGTAAGACCAATTCCAATGTCTGTTAATAGAAGATCAGCAGATTCTCTAGTAACGCTCTTCTTTAGGTCATTAGTTACAACAGCGCCAATTGGAGAACGCTTTGCAAATGTTTTGGATGCTGGTGGATTTGCATCAATATTATCTCTATCAAGTTGTGGATACAAATCTGTTGGTAATTGACTGAATTCAAGACCTGTAAATTGATCAGTTATTGTATTACTTGCATTTAAAACATACAAGTGGTAAATGCCATCTTGTTGGTTATAAATGTATGGAGAAATAATCTCATTTCTATAGACATACAAGTTTCCTTGCATATCATTTCTTTCAAATCTTGGAAGACTTGTTGTTCTATTAGTTGTAATATTTGTAAAAGTTCCTGTGGTATGGACTAATCCTGTAACATCAGTTGTCGAATATCTAAAAGTATATGCGTCAGTAACTCCAGAAACAGCAAAGCGTCCATTAAATCCTAAATTATCTGCACCAGAAACATTTGTAGAACTTGTAACATTCTTAATAATAACTAAATCGCCAGTTTGAAGATTATGAGGTAATTCTGAAATGACAGTTACAGTTCCTGAACTTTCAGTACAGGTTGCAATAAATCTTGGATTTTTGTTAAATGTATAATCGGTACTTGCGATACTTGTTCTTGTGAAATCAGTATCGGTTCTAACTCCTGTAGTGCTCGACTCTTGAATTACAAATCCAGATTCTGGATCTTTGGCATTTGCAAGTTCCTTTGGAATGACAACTCTAATCTTATAAAGTTTTTCATCTAGACTTCTTTCATCAGAAATTCTATTGACATACGCTAAATCAGTTGTTGTTCCATATGTTCCTGTTCCACCCGATGCAAATGCATTATAAATCTCGTTATTTGCATTTGTATGAATAAACCAATTACCATTCTGGGCATCAAACTGAACTGGTGAACCCAGTTCTCCTGATTCTTTATCTGAAACACGA